CTGTAGGTAAAGTTCCTATCAATACTAGCATTACTTGAGTTTTTAAAGTGAACTGTAAAGCCAGTTCCAGATATACTACTGAGTTCAAAGAAATCTCCCGTTGCCATATTTTGTGGAGAGATATTAACGGAAGGTAAAAAATTATTTAAGTTGCCTAGTCCAGACGTTCCAACAAAAAATGGTGCTGTAAATGTAACTGCTTTTGCTCCTGCTCCAGATGCTATAACAGCAGATTGTTCGGTTCTGGAAGGCAAAGTTGCTGTGTACCCTAGTTGTTGTAGATTCATATTCTGAGCAACGTCAGCAGTTTCTAAAGTTGCCCTAAATTGAAATCCTCTGCCTTTAAATATTCCATTAGCCATAGTGTTAAACGAGCCATAAGTAGGAGAACTGCTTGGATTGTCGGTTGTTGTTCTTACAGATAAAACAGCGTTAGCATCATTAGCTATTGAGCCATCAAAATCTGTCCATGTATCAATATTTGCTGTTCTATTGTCAAACTGATCTCCTACATAAAAACCAGAACCTTGAAAATGTCTTTTTACAGTAAGTGAAAATGTACCGCCTAAATCAAGAGTATCTACAAAATCATAAGTACCAGTAGCATTTGAGCTAGGATCTGTAAGTTTTAATCCACCAAGAGAAGAATCAAATGTGACATTACTTTTCGTTCCATTAAAAGGTGTGCCGTCTGTATCTTCTCGATCAGTTTTAACAGTTATAGAATCTAATGTTTCTGGTACTGATATGGAAACTGAAGCCTCTGTAGTACTGAAACGTAAGCCATCGTCTTGAAACTTAACAAGATAAGTTCCTGGAAGTGCTGGACATATTGCCTCTGTAGAGTTTCCAGGTACAGCTTCAATAATATCTTGTGCAGCTTGGAATGTAGCAGATCCACCTGTCAGATTTGTATGCCTTATATAAACCCGACCTCCGTGAAGAACATCTACAGCAGTAGCTTGTGTAAATCTTAATCTTACAAATTGATCGCTTATTGATTCGATAGTAAGATTCTGCACATTTTCTGGTACAGCAGTCTTACCTTGAGCAATAAATGTAGTGCTTGTTGGACTTGTAGATAACGTAAGGGCAGCATTATATGAATAAACTTCAATACTGTAAGTTCCTTTTTTACTATCTAAAATTTCAAAATCACTACTAAATACAACTTGTGAAATAAAGTTAGTATCTTCAAATTTATAATTAACTAAATATTGAGTAACTCCATCTACAGGTTGCCAATCTATAATTAATTTACTTCTAGCCATATTATTAAGAGTTACTATCTTTTCTTGAACACTTAAGTTGCTTGGAGGAGATGCTGGTGCGTTTAGTAAAGATATTGTTCGTGTAGGTAGTGCAGTGCCACTTTCGATAAAATCATATTTTCCTTCAACATAGGATAAAGCTGTAATTACATAATTAATATCATCTTGCTCTTCGACTTGAATAACTCTAAATAATTGTGTTTGTAAGTCAGTGCTAGAAATTAAATAAGGTGCATTTACATTTGGTGCAGAACTAAATGCAGATTGAGTTGATCCATCAGCTTTAGTAACTTCATCAACCGTAAATACAGCACCAACGATATTAGAAACTGAACCTGTCTCAACTGTCCCATCAGGTAAAATCACAGCAATAGTAACAGAATTATTTAAGTCAGATAAAGTGGTATCTGCAACAGCGTCAATAGTTATAGTGGTTGTAGTAGCAGAAACTACTCTCCCACCTCTTCTACCTCCTGCTCTTACTGGATCGTTTATTTCAATAACAGAACCAGGTCTAACAACAATTCCAGCATCTATTGAAGTTGTAAAAACAACGGTTTCACTTTCATTTTGTTCAGCGAAGAGGATTGCACGACCCAATCTTGCAGCTTGATTACGAGAGGTACAGGCAAAAGCCTTTACTTGTTTTACTATTGTTCCGAGTTTTGATATTGCTGTTGCATCTTCTACTACTTCAAAGTCTACTTCTTTTGAGTCCATGTTGAAGTAACTAACAGAGATAACACTATGTCTAGTTTTTAAACTACTTCCTGAATATGCAAACCCACCTTCACCTACATTGGCTAAGTTAAATAAATAGCTTGCTGACGTCTTTTTATCTTGAGATATAGTTATAGAACCAGCAGACCATATTGGCATACATCGCATAGCACCAGCTAGATCATTTATTGCTGCAAACGCTTCTTTAGGGCTTTGAATATTAACATTACAGCTAAATCTAGCTTCTTCTCCTCCAAATCCATCAGGAACTAACTCATTTGCGTGTTTACTAGCAGCTACAAAACTAAATAAATCTAAATTACTATCAGTAACGTGATCTCCTAACCCATATCTAGTATTTGTAAGTAAGTCGAGTAAGCACATCGCAGGGCAATTTGTATAAACAGCAGCACCCATAACACCATTAAATATATAGCCATCTGGGTACACTATCCTGCCTGTAGCATTGTCTACGCTTGGAGTACCAGAACTAGATGCTCCTGCTCCTGGTATTCTTACTTTTACTCCTCTAATACGATATTTTCTTGTTGGAATACGATTAAACTGTTTACTATCTAAACGAAGAGCAACATAAGCACTATTCGCATAAGTTGAATTATTATCTATAACTTCTTGAAGGCTGGTGAATTGAAAAGCATTTACCCTTGCTGCATCTGTGCTGTCTGCTGTTACACGCACAACTCTTACATCTACAGTTGTGAATCCGCTTGTTAATTCAATTCTATGATCTCTAGCATAAGCATCTGCTGTTCTACCAGAGACTTGTGCTGTTCCTGCTGTTCCTCCAATTTTATCTACAAAACCACCAGAATCATGTTGAATTTGTATTTTATATTCAATAGTATCTCCTCTAATATCTCCATCATCTTCAGCTACCTGTATTTGAGGCCAAGTTAAAGTAACAATTACTGCGTCTACATCTGTATTTGTAATCTGTCTGGTAACAGGAGTAGAAGCAGTCACTTCAACCCCAACACCAATAGGTGATCTGCTTTCAGCAGGAATACCACTCATTGCAGTTTGGTTTGACGTTCCAAACTTAGATTTAAAGGTTACATCTTGAAAGTTAAAGTCTGCATCAGCAGGACTAGCACTTGTAGCACTTGATTGCAGTATTGGAGTGTCGTCAAGAAAAACATCTTTTAAAGTTGCATTATCGTAAGCAGTTGTGCCTTTCGTAAGACCTTCTTTTGACGCACTTGCAAAACCCTCTATCTCTCCTTCAGAAATTAAATCCTGAATAGTAGCAAAACTTCTGCTATGTAAAGTATCAGGAGCACGATAAGGAGGTGGGGGTGGTTTTGGTGGACCTCCAGAACCTCTAATAAGTTTAGTTTCGTCTGTCATGCTTCTACCTGATTAGTGTCAATCGCTGCACTTATTACAACACTTCCTGTAATTATTTCACCATAAACTATTGGAACGGGAGTACCAGCCCGTGACGTGTTTTGCACTCCGCTAAAGTTAAAAGATAACTGAGGATCTTCTTCTGAGTTAAATTTTTGAGGTTCTGGTAAAGGAAACAGCATTTCACTTACACCGCTTAAAACTAGGTAAACTCCTATATTACCTAAAGTTGCTGCGAGTGCTGTTCCTCCTGTAAAACCTCCTAAACCAAACTTTAAAGGTGCAAAAGGTACTTTTACAGGTAAAGCAAATGCTAATCCTATTAAAGCTGCTCCTAATAATACTTTTCCTATACCTCTTCCTGCACCACTAATAACAGGAATAAAGTGTATATCACTTTTTCCCACTGGATAGTTAATTTCTTCTTTATCAATATCAAAATCTCCAACTTTAACTTGGTAATATTTTGGACTCATGTGAGCATCTACACCTGGAAAATTATGTATTAAGAAACTAACAGCTTTTCCCACTGTATCTGCCTGTACCTCGAACTCTTTATGTCCGACAAATTTTGCTAACTCTCCATATAGCTTTACTTTACGAAGCATAACGATACCTCTTTCCCGTGCATTTTAACAACCATTCAGAGTAAGGCTCTCTACAAGATAGTCTATCGGTTAAATGATGAATAACATCTCCTTCAAAAAATAATGCTACATGATTTAAAGTTGGGTGCAAAATACTCATAAATAATAAATCTCCATCTTCTAGTTTTTCATCAGGTCTAAGTTCTCTAAACCCTGTTCGCCAAGCACAGGCTTCAAACATAGGTTTATTATTAAATTCTTCTAATGTTGTGGGTCTTTCCCAATCTCTTAATTCAATATTTTTTTCTTCCTTATACCAATCTCTCACTAAACTCCAACAGTCAGTTATACCCCATACCCATTGACGACCCAATAAAGGTGGTTTATATCCACATGGTTCACAGTATCCCCATTGTTCTGTCTTTGGATTAACAATGTACCAAGGTAAATTACTATATTCACAACTAATTTTGTCTGCTTGACTGGGATTTGGTGGAGTTATGGGGTGACTATGAACAACACCAACTATTTCGCCTGTGTTGTCCGCCTTTACATAATCTTCTGGGTCGATAATAAAACACTGATGATCTGTCATTGAAAGGTTACGACAAGGAAAATATCTCTCTTTACCCTTTATGTTTAACAGCAAACCACAAGACTCTTTTGGATCTTCTCGCTGTGCATGAAGTAATGCTTTATATTTCCAAGTCATTGAACAAATGTACCGATAGAAGGAAAAACTGATCTAGTGCATTGCCTTTTAGGAATCCTTACACCAGCAAGATCTGTGGGAGCAGCAAGTTCAAATTCAACAACCTCTCTAGTTTCTGTTGACTTACGATCCACTGAGTATATTTCCTGTGGAAACTCTGCTGTAGGATCGGCAGTTGCATTTGTTCCGTCAGCAAAATTAGCAGCATCAATAAATTTAGCTAGTGTTCTAATTCTAGTTACCGTAGCTCCTGTTAAATCATTACCAGCTGTAGTTTCATTTACACTTAAAAGTATTGCCGAAATTAACCCCGTAGCATTACTTATAGATATTTTGGGTCTAGGTAATTGTCCACGCTGAAAAGCAAAACCTGATGCCTCTATTGGAAATCTAAGGTAAGCATTACTATTCCAAACTATTTGACCATTAGCATTAAGATTACTACCAGCATGAAATCTGTAAATTGTATTATCCCCGTGCAATGCTGTTGACAGTTGAAGAGTAAATAGTTCAATTATTGCCGATGGATTTATGTCTTGTAGACTACTGAATACTGATGCGTTTACTGACATTATGATGCTGGTTCAAATACCTGTCTAAAAGTGGCTTGAATTGTAGCTCTATCTTTATATGGTATTGATTTACTCCAGTTTTCGCAAACAAATTTAAAGTTTGAAGCAGTTTCTCCAGGTAAATAATCATCAGGAAAATCAAAGCTATCACTATCATTTGCTCTAGCATCTAAAAATGTTTCTATTTCATCTGATTCTGTTTCTGAAACATTAAAAGTGAATTGAAAAACTTTTGGATTTTGATGTTGTGCTAATCCAAATAAAATTCTATGTTCATAACCATCAGCAAAACGAACTGTTCTAGTAAATGGTGCTGATCTTTTCTGTTGTCCGTATGTAGGTTTTATTGAGGGAAACGTAGCCATTATGCAAGTAATCCTCCTGGTCTTTTCTGCTGTAATATTTCAGATTGTACTGCAACTGAGATAAGACGACCAAGTTCTCTTCCTTTATCTTCATCTCCTTCAACAGAAGATCCAGAAGCATCTACATTTACTACTACATTTGTAGATCCACCTAACTGACTATTTGGTGTTATTTTACCTGACACACCAGGGGTAAATACTTCTGGTCCACGTTCTCCCACTACATAAGGCTTACCTCCAGATACAGGTCCACCATTTGCTCTAAAGCCAAATAAACCAAATAGCCCACCTGTTACTGTTGATCCTCCTGCATTACCAAATAGTGCATTGTTTAATGCCATGTCTAAGAATCTATCCGCTACTCTATTAACTAAATCGCCAAGAGTTGAAGTGCCTTTTATAAGTCCTTTTATTCCATCTTTTATGTCACCTTGTATTGTTGTTTTCATTCTGTCAAAAGCATCTAATGTTTCTTCTGCTGCTTTGTTTAAGTCGTAAGTTGCTTCTATCTGATCTCTTGTACTATCTACTGCGTCATCTATTGCATCTTTTTCTTTTTCTAAAGTTGTAAGTCTTTTTTGATCTAGTTCTGATAAAATTCCTTCCTGTCTTTGCTTTTCTAATAGCTTTTCTATTTCAACATCTAAGGATTCTTTACTGGTTTTTGCTTCTTTTTCTAATCCAGCTATAGTTTTTGCTATTTCAGGGTTTAGTCCTTCTCTTCTAAGTTCTAATATTCTTGCTGTTTCCTCCTCTTCTTCTTTTATTTTCTTAAGTAAATCATCAAATTTCTGAGTCATTACATCTGCTTCAACAGTTGTATTCTGCATTATGGCAAATATTTTTTCATCAATTTCTAGTTCCGCTAATAATACTGCTTTTCTATTTCCTTCCCCACCTCGAGATTTCATACCCTCTATTGCTTCTCTTCTAGTAACTAAATCTTGTGCTGCAAGATCCCCCGTTGCTGCTGCATCAGCAACAGTTCTTTGTGCTGCTGCTGCATTTAAACTTTCTTGTAATCCAGTAATTCTAAGAACAAAGTTTGCTATTCCTGCTGTAAATGCTTGTATTTTTAGTATTGCAAGAGAAAATTCACTATTCATTAATCTGGTAGTCTCACCAAACTCTTGCAAACTATCTACACCATCTTGTCCTATTCTGTTAGCCATAAGTTGCATTGAAGCATTGAAGGCTGCTGTTTTTCCTTCGGATTGTTCTATTAATTTTATTCGAGCTTCTTCTGCTGATCCTTGTAGACCTAATGCAGTTACGGCAGCTTCGCTGTTTTGTGTGAACGGACCAAGGGCTTTACCTAGATCACTTATGGCTGCGATAGATTGTATTATTGCTTGGGTCGCTGCTGTTGCTGCAATACCTCCTGCAAACCCACCCATTTGACCAAACATTCCACCAATACCACCACCCAAAGCTCCTGCTGCTGCTGTTACTGGACCTTGCCCAAATAAGAGAGGAAAACCACCACTGATAATCGCACTTTGGGCATCAAATCCCCTAGTAGTACCAAATCTTCTTCCCATAAACCCTGCAACGGGATTATTCATAAATGTTCTTTTTCCCTGTGCATCACGAGATTGCCTATCTGATAATCTACTAAAAGCACCACTAGGACTTATACCACTCATAGCTAGTCTATTATCCAGCTTATTTTGCTCTGCAATTAACTTGACTTTTTCTGAATGTGCTTTTACCTCGCCTTGAACTATTTTTAAATTTGCTTTACCTAGACTCAATGATTTCTTTCTGTTTAACATCGCTTGTTTTTGATTAGCTGCTGACCTTTCCTCCATCTTTGCAAGAGCTTGTTGAACAGGAGATGCTGAAGTAGTTGGATCGTTAAGTATTGCAGCTATGTTTGAAGGAGAACCTATTTGAGTTGGTTTACCAAATACAGGAGATGCTATGCCTGTTGATAGTGCTACTTGTTTAGATTTCTGCTCTGTTATTTTTGTTTCATTAATTAATTGATTTTTTGAAAGTATTATTCCTTTCTCTCTTTTTTGTATCATTACTTTCGCCATATCGACCTCTCCTCTTCTTGCAACTGCGATAGCAGTGTCTAATTTGTCTAACTGACCTTTTATATTTACTCCTTCTTTTTCTAACTTTAATAACTGACCTTTAGTTCTTAATGCTCTGTTCTCTGTGGCTAGTATTGCTATTTCTTTTTTAAGAACTGCGTCTGTATTATTTAGTGCATTTTTAGCTTTAGTATTTTGGGTCTTTCCTAAATTACTTATCTTCTTGCCAACAGTATCTAAGTCCTTTGTAAGGTTTCTAGTATTTAGTTTTATATTTACTTCGTACTCGGTTGCCACTAATTCTTTCCGAAAATACAGATATTAAAAGTTTAGCGTACTTTGCGTGTTTGGGCTTGCCTTCTTGCTCTTTCGTAGGCTTCATTTTCTCTATCGCCTTTTAAATCAAAGTAAGCACTCCAAGCATATAACTCTTGGAGAGACATCTTTTCTCTTAACTCTCTATGGGTATAGCCTAATTTTTCAGCTACAAAAAACTGTAAATAAATTAAATTATTCTCTTTTAAATTAGCTTTTTACGGCATCGGGGCTTTCCTCCTCGCCCACACCCTGCATCTTAGTCATAATATCTAGCAAAACTGACATTGGTATCTCTCTTCTAAGCACTGGTAAATCTCCTGATGTAAACATCTTTGTACCTGATTCATCTTCAGCTTTTGTAACAATAACTTGAAGAGCAAAGTCTAAACTTCCTTCCTCCTTACCCTTGTTCATAGCTATTAATGTACTGTTTATTGTGTCTCTATCGGCTATGGTTAAAGGAGACCAAAATATTTTTAGTATAAGTTCTTTTCCTTTGAAAATAGCATAGCTATTGCGTTCTTCGACATTAAAAGCCTGTTTTAGTTTGTCGATTGCTCTTGTTGTTGGCATAAAAAATTATATCTATTCCTGTAGTATAACTTAAAGACCCATTTATGTCTTTAGTAGTTCAAACCAAACTGTGAAAAACCCTCATCAAGATCCTGCTCTAATGCAGTCTTTAAATAAACATCGTACCAATCAGGCTGATTAGGTATTGGAGTTGTTTTTGAGTCTGGGAATAAATCTTCATACATAGTTCCATCTTCTTTGTGCCTTTTTTCATTTATTACAAAAGCTGCGTAGTCTACTTCGTTTCCTATGTATAAATCTTCGCTTAGTTTAGTGGGTATCAATTCTCCTTTTTTAGGAACTTTACCGCTTGACTCTGTTTCAGGATCACCTTGTCTAGGTTTAGTAGCAGCTACAGGGCTTCCTTTTTGTACTTTCCATGATCTATTAAAAGTACCTGTCCAAAATGGACTTCTATTTTGCAATGTGTAATGAATCTCTGATGCTGCTATGCTTTTGCCCATCAAAATAGCATCTTCTATATCTTTAGTAAGTTGTTTTATATCTTTACGCATTGGCTGTAAAAGTGCAGTTTACTACACTCATAAAATGACTTTGGTTTTCTGCTGTGACTGAAGTTGGACCATTAATTTCACCTACTCTTGGAGTTACAGAAAAAGTATCAGTATAAGTTGATTTATTTACTGAAGTTAGACCTGTTATAAGTAATTCAGATACAGCAGATGCAGCAGCAGTTCCTTTGTTAGATGGAGTCATAACTGCACATCTTATAGTTCCTGCGTAGTAAGATTTTGCTTCTCCCTGTGGTTGAGTAGTGGACTGTGTAAAGTCCATGTTTACCATTATGTATTTTTTGTTTTTACCTGGTTTTGAAAAAGGAGTGTTGTCAAAAACGATAGTTACTGTTGGATCTTCGTCATTGACAGCGTTCATAATTGCTGTTTCAAATGCTGCTCTTGCGTTTACTAAAGTCATTAGAAGATTACATCAATACGGAACAGATATTCCTGTCCACCTTTTAGTGTGCGAATGTCTGTTATTTTAGCTCCTCTTGTCGATCCAGAAAATGTGAGAGTTATTTCATCTTGGAGTAGAGGTTGATTGTCACCTATCAAGTCTGGTGTGATGTAGAGTCTTGCAATGTTCTCCTGAAACCCAGATTCTTCAGTAGATTGCACAAACTCGATAGGTACTTTAATTGTATAGTTTGTGTCTACTGTTAGGTACTCTCCTGTTGTGTTGTTATAGCTAGATACACCTTTTCGTGTGTAAACAATGGAGGTATCTAATGAGTTTCCAAGTAAAGACACTACTTGTTTAGCTATGTTTTTTAGTGATGTATCTAATTGTCCTGCCATTAGCCTCTA